GAGGGTCAGCAACGCGTGCGCCCGGAATAACCTCGTCGGCAAGTGTATTTAGGAACGAAATCCGTTCTTGTGCCATTTACCGCCTCAGCAAGAAGCGTGCGGGTGCTTGGAACCTTGCTCGGCCAGTAGCGATTGGATCGCCAAAAGCCTGTTCTTTATTGAAGTTGAAGTTCTGGTTCAGAAAGTCACTAAACAACAATTCCCCAGCGCCCCCAGCGCGAACATCGCGGCCAACTTCCCCGCGAAATAAGTCTGAGAAACGATTAAACAACCCTGTACCAAATCGTTGCTGCCGCTGCGAAAGATTTTTCGGCAAGTATGATTGGAATAAGGCTTCTGGATCGCCTTCAAGGTCGAACAAACCGGGGTTATAGGCAGCGGGGTTATAAGCAGGCATTAGTTATTACGTCCTCCAAGCTGGGCCAGTGATTCCTAATCGGTCAAGCCCCAGCCTCTTCCGAAGGAAGTCGACAAAACTACCAAGGTCTTCTCCCGCCCGCGACCGTTCGTGGAACTGCGACACTAACCGGCCTGCACTGGGAGTGCTGAACCTAACAAGCGGAGAACGTGAAGATTGGAGCAGGGCCAGTGCCGACTCCGCAAGCGCGGTACGACCGTGTATGCCACTTACATTCTCGCGGTCACCAATAACACCACCTTCCCCACGGATCGCAAGCTGCTGCGCTTCATCCTCTATCTCTGCTGGGTTTATGTTAACTACGTCTTGGAAACCTCGCGCTAATGCGGCTCGCGATTGACCCGGAACCTGACGGGATAAGAACTCCTCGAAGGCGTTCGCGCTGGTCCCTTCAGCGTCAATGTTGCCGGTATTCGCTGCAGGGTCTAGGTCAAAAGCCTGCTGAAGGTCAAAAGCCCGTGCAAAAGGATTATATTGAGCCTGTGCGAGGGAGCGTCTCATACCGGGGGGGCCACCACCCTCACGCGGCGCATACCCGGATCGCGTTAGGAACTCACCGAACATTGCGCGAGATTCGGGATCGCCATAACCTTCGATGGAGTCGCCCGTTTCGACGACTGGGGATGGCGTGAAGCCCAAATCATTTGCAATCCAGTCGCCAGTGCGCTGAAACCCGACGGTGAGATTAAGTGGAACCCACCTATTGGTTCCGGGGTTAAGGATTTCATGCCGGTCTGAATCCGACGCAAATGTAAACTGCGGGTCAATAAAAGCTTCGGTTGCCCCTGCTTGCGGGATTTGCAGTCTGGCGATGGCTTCCTCTGGAGTCTCCTGCTGTCCGAGTTGTATCGGATACCCGGTGAGTCTCCCGTCTGGCCGTCTCATGTATACCCGTATTGTGTAATCTGCCATGTCGCTATACTCCTGACGGCAATTCTAGCCCAATCGCCGCTGCGCGCTGGCGAAGTTCATTGAGCATATTGCCGGGATTTGGGTTTAGACCACCAACACCAAGCGGAGTTCCGCTAAGTGGCTGAGTTTCAGGCTCCAACCCCGCGGTTGGTCGCCTCGGTGTACCTTGCCCACCAGAAGGTTGCGCTCCTTGTGGTTGTCCTACTGGGGCAGACCCTGCCATGCCAGAGCCGGGAGCGGCACCCCCTGCCTGCGGTCTACCTTGTGGCTGTCCTGCTGCGGCAGTTGCTACGGAACTATCCGCCTGCTGGCTACCATTCATTGCTTGGAAGAAAGCAAATTCCTGTGCAAACTGCTGCATCTGACGCTCGCGCTCCAGAGTTTCAATTTCTTGAAGTAACTGATGCGCTGCGTTCTGGTCGCCTTCTTGCCATGCCGCTTCCAGTTGAATAGCAAGCGCAAGAAGTGGCGAAGAATTAGCAGCTTGCTCTGCATAAATACGCTGTTTCTCCAGTAATGAATCCTGAGTTTGAAGAATCTCGTCCTGCACCGTCTTCCATGAAGCAAGAGGCAATCCAGTAACGGGATCGGGCTGACGGCTGAGAGTAGCAATCTGCCACTTCTCTTGCCTGTCTTCGGGCAGTTCTGCCGTTAGTTTTACGGTGACTCGCCCGTGACCCTCAATATCCTTTAATTCAATAGGCCGGTCGAACGGCTGTCTATCGAATGTACGGCCCCGAACAGTGATTGGCGGGAAGCCCAACTCGAACTGGGCGACCATGTTCTCTATGCAGCCCTGAAGAACTGACTCTACCGCAACAAGGCGGGGGACGATTCTCTCACCCATGTTAGATCGAAGCATCTGAAGCGCACGTCCAGATTCTTCCCCTTGCAGTATTCCAAACGCGGCAGGTGGGAATGTCCCGTCACTTTCGTCGTCGGTAACAACTCCCAATAATATCTGTGCATCCCGTGTAAGTTGCGGGATTTCGAGCAGGGTAACGTCTTCATTGTTGAGGGTGCTGATTTTGATCGCATCACCCTTCTCCAATTCATCTGGAAGCCCCTTCGTGCCATCTGCAGAAGCAACTTTCTTGATTCCTTGCGCTGCGAGTGCGGTCAACTGCATCGCGTAGGTAGTTACACGGTTCTTGAACTCAGCAGTAGCCCTGATCGGTGCGAATATGGACTCGCCAAAGTCCCTGATTCCCTCGATAATGCGGGTTTGGTCACCTTCTTGAATATCATAATTAGCAATTACTGGATTTGAACCAACGGCGCGCGCGATGATAGGAAATTCCGTAGTCATCGTGTCGGTTGGCCGCTTGGCGAACAAATCATCAATGATTACGGCGTTCTTATAGACCTTCCGACCTGTTTCTGGCTCTATTTCCCAAAAATAGTAGTCAAGCACGCGAGAACGATTGGTTTCGTTCTCCTCTGAGTTGTCATTGAACGAGAATCCGGGGTATTCATCCTTTATCATCGCCCGTGTTCGCTGTGTGACTATCGCTGCCCAGAGCGGTCCGTCAACACCGAACTCAATGATCAAGTGGCGCGGGTCGATGGGCTTTATATCTACTTCAGTCTCGCCCATTGGCGACATAATCAGGAGCGCACGAGCCGCTACCCAGCCACCCCGGACAGTAGCAGTCCATGCCAACTGGTCTTGCAATGGAGCCTCGCCGCGCTTCACGAGCCTATCGTTACCTGCTTCGAGTAGGCCAATGGCAAGGCGCTCAACATTATTGTTGGCCTCAGTCGCTGACTCCATCGAAGTATCATTATCGACGCGGATAAGCAGTTTCGCTGATGCAACGAGAGAAACAACCTTGTCGGCTACATTGCGAGGGGTATTCGACGTATAAGCGTCTTCCGCCGCGATTCCTTCGTTGATATTGGGCTTGAAGGGGTCAAGCCGCCACATGGAATAGTCCGAATCCATGCGGGAATGTATCGGAGAAATAGCCTGCCTGCGGTTCTCGACACGTTCTTTTATTCGGTGAATAAAGATATTGTCAAGTTCCCGCATATCCTGCGGGATTTCTGGCGACAACTGGTCTGCGGGAGCAGCCTCAAAAGGCCGTCCGCTATCAAAATCTCTAGCTTCGTCAAGGCGAGATGCTGTCGTCATGGCAGATACATACTACCCTCTTCGACCCCTCCGACGTTTCTGGATACCAAGATTCGTATTCTCAGTGTTCACGCCCACAGGCCCGCGTATCTGCATAAAGAGATACGTCAGTGCCTTGATTCCGTCGCAATACTCATCACGAGGGTTGCGACTGGCTACGTTCCCTTCGCGGTCTTTGTGCCACGAGTAGACGTGAACCATTCCATCAAAAGGATTAGGCCCGCCGCCGAGTTCAGAGATTACCCCTGTGCAGCTAGGGTCAAAGACTAACAGTGGCTCGTGGCAAATATGACAGGTCTTCAGCATCGTTTCAAAACGGTCGATGCCGGGACGTATATTCACCTTCTGGTTGAGCAGGACAAGCCCTGTTTTCCGATACCAGAGTTCCGTATTGGACTCCATTGCGCCTGCATGAGAAGCCCCGGCAATATCGATAACTGCCGTTTTCGCTGGATTAGCCCACCATTCACGGTTTGTCGCAACATCAATTACTTCTTCTGCGATGAGTTGACGCTTGAAGATTTCATGCGTTACCCACCAGTGATCGGTGGAGCAGTCTAGGTATCGTCTCTGGACGACTTCAACTGCGTAAGAAGATT